GATCGGCAGCAGCGGCGACTACGCTAAGATCGGCAGCAGCGGCGACTCCGCCCAGATCGGCAGCAGCGGCGACTACGCCAAGATCGGCAGCAGCGGCTACTACGCCCAGATCGGCAGCAGCGGCGACTACGCCCAGATCGGCAGCAGCGGCGACTACGCCAAGATCGAAAGCTCGGGAGAAGACTCGGTTATTTGTAGTTCGGGAGCCGAATCCGTCGTTAAGGCAAAACTCGGCAACTGGATAACGCTTGCCGAATGGAAGTATTCGGATGAGAAAAATCGAATGGTTCCCCAATTTGTAAAAACCGAGTTTGTTGATGGCGAAAAAATAAAGGCAGATACATGGTACAAGCTTATCGGCGGCGAATTTACCGAGGTATCGCCATGACAGACGATGCTTTGCGTTTGTTGTCTGCTCTCGGCGAGGGCGAGGACGATGCTATGACGCGCGGTGCCCTATGCGCCCTGCTCGGCTTGCCGGACCGCACCGTGCGCAAGCTCATCGAGGAGGCACGGCGCGAGGAAACGGAGGACGGCCCATTTATCGTCAACGCCTGCGAGGGCAATGGCTACTTCCTTGCCCGCAATGCGGACGAGATTGAGCGTCACTATCGCGGCGAATACTCCCGCGCGATGGCGATCTTGGTGCGAACGAAGGGCGAGCGGAAATTTTTGAAGAAAGCGGGTCGGCTATGATGTATCAATGCGAGAGCTGTCACGCGATTTTTACGGAGCCATACACCTACATGGAGCGTGAAAACCTCGATGGGGAAAACGGCTGGTATTACGCCGAGCGGGCGGTCTGCCCGTACTGCGGCGAGGAATGGTTTACGGAGGTGGAAGACGATGCCGAATCTGGATGACGGCACTTCCGGCTACCTGAAAGGCACGGCGTCGGTGGTGACCTATTTCCCAATCGACCGCAAAGGCACGGCGTACATTGCCTGCGAAGCCTGCCGGTTTTACAGACGGTCAAGTAAGCGCTGCGGGCTTACGGATGAAGTCATTCCGTGGCCGGACAAATACACCGGGCGAAACTGCCCGCTTACTTTGGAGGAAGAAGAAAATGGAGAACCTTGGAATTTATGAAAGCGTGCGGCAAGTCCCGCCGTCTGCACAGCGCGAAATTCAAGCGGGGAGGCTGAAAGGCAAGACTGATATCAACCCCATGTGGCGCATTAAGGCGCTGACGGAGCAGTTCGGCCCCTGCGGGATTGGCTGGAAGTACGTTATCACGGATAAGCGGTTGGAACAGGGCGCAAACAACGAGGTTTCCGCATTTGTGGACATCGATCTTTACATTAAGGTCGATGGCGCGTGGTCAGATGCAATTCCAGGAACAGGCGGCAGCGCGTTTGTCGCCAGCGAACGAAACGGCCTTTACACCTCTGACGAGTGCTTCAAAATGGCGCTGACCGATGCTATCTCCGTTGCCTGCAAGGCTCTCGGTTTTGGCGCGGATGTGTATTGGGCGAAGGACGCGACCAAGTACACGCCAAGAACCGCAGAGTCGAAGCCGAGCAAGGAAGAAATGCAGTCCTTCAACCAGGCGTACAAGGAGCAGTTTGACTACACCTGCCAAGACTGCAAGCAGCCGATCACACCGCAGTCATTTAACGGCAAGCTCTATCGTGTGAGCGACATCTCCAAAGGCGCGATGAAGAAATACGGGGTGCCGCTCTGCTGGGCTTGCATGGAAAAGAGGAAATCCAATGAAAGCCCGACTGCATGATTTATCCCTTGCGCGGGATGGTGGGTATCTGCTCACCATCGCCACGCGGGAGAATATCGGGCCGCTGTTTGACGAGCTGCACGAGACGGACGTTGACGTGACCGTGAAGAAGCACCGGGAGAAGCGGAGCTTGGATGCCAACGCTTACGCATGGGTATTGATGGACAAGCTCGCAGAAGCCACAGGAACGCCCACAAGCGAGGTTTACCGGCAGGCCGTGAAAGATGTCGGCGGGAACACGGAAACCGTCTGCGTGCGAGAGAAAGCCGTACAGAAGCTATGCGGCGGCTGGAACAAGAACGGCATCGGCTGGCAGACGGAAGTGATGGACAGCAAAATTGACGGCTGCAAGAACGTGGTGCTGTATTACGGTTCGTCCACCTTTGACACAAAGCAGATGTCCCGCCTGATCGACAACATCGTGCAGGACTGCAAGGCGGTGGGCATCGAGACTTTGACCCCACAGCAGCTTGACGCGCTGAAGGAGGATTGGCGATGCACAAAATGACAAAGGCAACGTCCATCCCCAAAAGCGTCAAGGAGGCCGTGTACGAGCGCGACGGCGGGCGCTGCATCCTCTGCGGGCGAAACAACGGAGAGCCTGTAGCGCACGTTATACGGCGCTCGCAGGGCGGCAGAGGCATCGAGCAGAACATTGTGACGCTCTGCCCCTCCTGCCACAGAGCCTTTGACGAGGGGGCACAGAGGACGGCGTTATACGCCTGCATCGTCGGCTACCTCAAAGCGAAATATCCCGGCTGGACACGGGAGAACATGATTTACAGAAAAAACAGGGAGGAATAGAAATGAGCTTGAACAGGATCAGCGTCATGGGACGCATTGGAAAGGACCTTGAGCTGCGCCGCACGCAGAGCGGCAAGGCGGTCACCAGCTTTCCCATCGCCGTCGACCGCGACGGTAAGGATGCCGGAACGGATTGGTTTGATGTGGTCGCGTGGGAGCGCACGGCAGAGTTTGCCGCTCAATCCTGCGCCAAGGGGCGCAAGGTAGTGGTAGACGGTCGCTTGCAGGCGCGAGACTGGACCGACAAGGACGGCAATAAGCGCCGCGCGGTCGAGATCATCGCCAATAGCGTGTACTTTGCCGACAGCAAGCCGCAGGAGGGCCCCGCTTCATATAGCCCCGCATCAGGCAGCCCGGGCGAGTTTAGCGAGGTCGAGGACGACGGGGACCTTCCGTTTTGATGGAGGTGCAGCATGAGATACGAGGTGCATATCGTTTCACCGCACGATAAGGCGGTCATTGTCTTGCCAGAAGTGTCCGAGAGTGACGCGACCGATATCGCAGAGGTCATGACGCGATACGGTGCGACGGTTTCCCTGCTGGCAAAGCCGAAAGAGGAAAGCGATGGAGCGTAATCAATTCACTTTTTATCGAAGTTACAGGGACGCGCTGCGAGCGCTCAACGCAAAAGATTTTAAGGCCGTTGTGCTGGCAATCTGCGATTATGCGCTTGATGAAAGCGAGCCATCTCTTTCTGGCGTTCCCCACGCTGTTTTCACTTTGATTCGTCCAACGTTGGACAGTGGTCGCAACAAAGCAGCAAATCGGCAGAACAAAACAAAAACAAAAGAAGAACAAAATAGGAACAAATCGGAACAAACTCGCAAGGAGAAAGAGGGGGAGAAAGAGAGGGAGAAAGAGAACGATAGTTCTCTCTCTATATCTCTCTCACGAAAGGTTCCCACGTTTGACGAGGTTGCCGAATATTCCAAGCTGCGCGGAGGCCTTATTGACCCCAAACCGTTCTACGAGTTTTACTCCGTCGCCAATTGGAGAGACACCGAGGGAAAGCCGGTCTACAACTGGCAACAGAAATTCCAGCTATGGGAAAAGCGCGAGCTGGAGAAGAAAGGGGGCGCGATGAATGGACATGGTCACGATACTGGAAGAGATGCGAAAAAATGGAACGTCCCTGGGGCCGTCAATCTTTGACGAGTGTCCGCTCTGCGGCGGCGTTGGATACACCGTGCGGAGGTCAGCAGACGGGAACACGGAGTATCGGGAGTGCGAATGCTCCATCCGCAAAAGTAATCTGCAACGCATCGAAAGAAGCGGGCTTAAAGAGCTTTTGCAGAGATGCACGATGGAGAACTACCGCGCGACTGAGCCGTGGCAGAAGCATGCCAAAGAGGCAGCGGAACGCTATCTTGCCGATTGGCGCGGAAAATGGTTTTACGCCGGTGGAAGCCCCGGCAGCGGGAAAACGCATCTTTGTACGGCGATGTGCGGAAAGCTCATGGACGCCGGATTACCGGTGCGCTATGTGCAATGGCGTGCGGATATTCCGGCCATCAAAGCAAAGGTCAACGATGCCGAGGCATATCAAGATGCCATTGATCCGCTGAAAAGCGTCAAGGTACTGTACATCGACGATTTTCTCAAGGGAACGGCGACAGAGGCCGATCGCAACATTGCGTTTGATCTACTCAATGCGCGGTATATCAAGCCAAGCCTTTTGACAATCATCAGCTCCGAGTGGACGATCTCGCGCGTGCTGGACTGGGACGAGGCGATAGGCTCGCGCATTGCGGAGCGGTCGAAAGGCTGCGTACTGAATATTACCGGGTCCAAAAACTACCGGCTGAAATGAAAGAATACCCGTTAGGAGGAGACATGACAGAATACACCAACACGCCGATCTTGCCCGAGAAAGCAAAAGAGTTGATGTCCCTTGATACCGAGTACAAGGAGATCATCACCTACGGCAAAATCGAGGAGTGGTTCACAGCATGGGACGGGAAAGTCTATGTGAGCTTTTCCGGCGGCAAGGATTCAACCGTGCTGGCCTACCTTGCCGCAAACTGGCTCTCACATTTCCGCACGCCGCCGTGGCCGCTGAACCTCGTATTCATCAATACGGGGCTGGAATATCCAGAAATCCAGAAGTTCGTCAACGAGTACGCCGACTGGCTGCGGAGGGAGTTTCCTCGCGTGACGATCAACCTTACTCGGCTGCGTCCGAAGATGACCATCCGGCAGGTGGTGACGAAGTACGGGTACAGCATCATCGGTAAAGACGTAGCGCACCGGATAGAAACCGCGCGGCGTTCACCAAATAGCCGAAGTATGAAGCTATTGCGTGGGGAAGTCTTTCGCACTGATGGGGAAAAGAGCATATACAACTGCGAAAAGTGGGCGTATTTGCTTTCGGCTCCATTCCTCATATCAGACAAGTGTTGTGGAATTATGAAAAAGTCCCCATCAAAGAGCTATGAGCACCGAGCGGATGTCAAGCCCACGACGGCAACAATGGCGGAGGAAAGTCTTCTGCGGATGCAAAAATGGCGCGAAACCGGCTGCAACGCCTTTGAAGGAAAGCGTCCCTTATCTAAGCCCATGAGCTTTTGGACGGAGCAGGATGTGCTGCGGTTTATCGTAGATCGGCATATCCCTATCGCAAGTGTCTGCGGCGACATTGTGGCCAGCGACGGTGATAACGACTATGCGGAAACGCTGATCGACTGCAAACTGCATTGCACGGGTTGCCAACGCACGGGATGTATGTTCTGCGCGTTCGGCGCGCACCTCGAAAAAGGTGAGAACCGATTCGAGCGCATGAAGCACACGCACCCGAAGCACTATGACTTTTGCATCGGCGGCGGGGAGTTTGACCCCGCTGATGGGCTATGGAAGCCAAACGAAAAGGGACTGGGCTATGCGCGAGTGCTGGACTACATCGGAGTGAGGTATTGAGATGAAGGTTTTAGTTGCCTGCGAGGAATCGCAAGAAGTTTGCAAGGCATTCCGGGCATTGGGGCATGAGGCATATTCCTGTGACATTCAGGACCCGTCCGGCGGACACCCGGAGTGGCATATCCTGGGCGATGCGCTCAAGGCCATCGAGGGGGGGCAAGTGACCACTATGGACGGACAGACACATGATGTTGGCAAGTGGGACTTGCTGATCGCGCACCCGCCGTGCACTTATCTGACAGCAAGCAGCGCCGTCCGGCTGTTCAACCCAGACCATACTATCAAAAACTGGGACAGAGAGCAAAAGGGTTGGGAAGCGAGACAATTTTTCTTGAGTATGTTGTCTTGCGGGATTGAAAGAATCGCAGTAGAAAACCCAGCCCCGCTACGATGGTTCAAGTTGCCAAAGTATAGCCAAATCATAGAGCCCTACATGTTCGGCGATCCGTGGAAAAAGCGGACATGCCTTTGGTTGCGCGGCTTGCCTTCTTTGGCCGAGACCAACGTGGTTGATCCAAAGGGACTATGGGTCGGGAGCACATCGGGCCGTGACGGATGTACCGGACGGATCAAGACTGGATATACGTTGTCGTCACATAGGGATGCAAAGACCCGCGCAAAGACCTTCCCCGGCATAGCCAAAGCTATGGCGGAGCAATGGGGCGGAGACATAAGGGATGAATTATGAGAGATACAAAACTCGTAAATGTGCTGCGTGAGCACGCAGAATGGGCGCGGGCAAATGAGTACGAAACGCCCATTACCCTGTGCGACGATCTGGTGGAAGCCGCTAACCGGATTGAGGCGCAGGCGAAAGAAATTGAGAAACTGCGGGGGCAGGTGCCCCACTGGATCCCGGTGGAGGAGCGGCTACCGGAGAATTTTCGGAAAGTGCTGTGTTGGGGTGAGTATTTCCGCTATGGAGACTTTAATGGAATGTTTGTAAATTACGCACTCGGATATCAAAATAACGGGCGCTGGGGCGGTGAAGTTGCCAATGGAACAAATGCTCGTGCTTTGGCATGGATGCCGCTGCCGGAACCGCCGAAGGAGGAAAAGTAAATGAAAAGACTGACAACTAATTGCCCGGATAACAACCTTGATGCCGCCCTGAATCTGTTTTACATCAAAGACTTTGAGACGTGGGTGCGTGGCGGAAGTGATGGCCCGGATTACCCAGACATCCGGCTCTACGATTTTATACGCAAAGCCGCAAAGACTTTGCTGCCGGACTTGGACTTCCCAATGGATGATGACGGCGTAGACTATGCGATGGGTGAGCTTTTGCTGGACGGTCCTGATGAGCCGACAGGCTTGCTTGCCTTGCTCTATACAGCGGCATGGTCATACGCAGAACTACGTGGCAGGCTCATGCAATACGAGGACACGGGCAAGACACCGGTGGAAGTGTCCACGCTGGTTAAAGATTGGAACGATCTTTGCGCTATCGTCGTAGAGTGCGGTGGCGTTAGCCGAGTAAGGGCACTGGCCGAGGCCGACAAGGACGGGCGGCTGGTGGTGCTGCCGTGCAAGGTGGGCCGGCGGGTGTTCGCCTTGTTGGACACGGATAAGCATATAAGCGAGTGCGAGGTCAAGCAGATTGGTATGGGCAATAAAATCGGCTTTATTGGCCTTGAGCCAATAGGTGCCAGAGGGCGGGAGTATGGCGTAGCGCTAAACGGATTCGGCAAGACTGTATTCCTGACCCGCGAGGAGGCGGAGAAGGCGTTGGGAGAGGCGATGAAGGATGACTGAGTTAAAACCCTGCCCGTTTTGCGGATGCGAAATGAAAATTGAAGCTGTAACGATCGATTATATCGAAACTGCTTTGCTCGTTGGGAATCCTTGGCATAAGGATGGGTGCATGATTGGCGCGATGGCGTCGCCGAGAAGCAAAGACGTTGACAAGCTGGTCGGATTTTGGAACAGGAGGACTGACAATGGCTGAATATAAAATCTGCTTTAGCGTGGCTGGGAAGTTCGGCGCTCAAATCAGTTTTGAGGCAAAACCCGGTGTATCCTATGAGGACCTTGCGGCGTCTATTAACAAGGAAAAGCTGGTCCGGTTGATGTGCCTCGACACCTTGGGCTACTCCGCAAAGGACATTGAGGTTATCACTCCTGAACAGTACGAAGCGGAATTTGGAGGGGATGAGGATGGCTGAATTCATTAACATGGAAACGTTTAAGAAAAGCGTCGAGGAGCGTTATTGTAAGCCGTGCAAGGCTGAGGGGAAAGACCACAACGGTTGCTGGTGTCGTGCCTGTTGGGTTGACGATATGCTCGATGAGGTGGAGTGTTTCCAGCCCTCTGATGTTGCCCCTGTGGTGCGGTGCAAGGACTGCAAGCATAGTTGGGAGGATATAGGCGGACTGTGTTGCTCGCATGGGGCTTGCGTTGACCTTACTGTGCCGGGTGATTTTTATTGTGCTTATGGAGAAAGAAAGCCATGATCCGCATCATCATCGACATCGAAGACCACGGCGACAAGCTGGCGACCAAGGAGGCCGTGGCAATGGCACTTGAGCAGTTCGGCAAGGTGCGCGTGGTCATGGTATCGGACGGGAGGGGGAAATGAGCCTGACGGCATCTGACCTTGCGCGCCTCGGGCCTGCGGCACAAAAACAGGTGGTTGAAAAGGTACTTGCTCAAAAAACGGGCAAGTACCACAACCGCAAAACCGTGCGGCATGGCATTACGTTTGACAGCAAGCACGAGGCAGACCGCTATGATGAGCTGCGGCTGCTGCTGAAAGCGGGGAAAATACACGATTTGAAGCTACAGCAGACATACAAGCTTGTGGGGGCGCAGAGAACGCCCACAGGAGCCGCTGTGAGGGCAGTTACATACATAGCCGACTTCGTGTATACCCGCGACGGGAAAACGATTGTAGAGGACGCAAAGGGCTTTAAGACAAAGGACTATATCATCAAGAAAAAGCTGATGCTGGAACGATTCGGTATCTGGGTGGAGGAAGTATAAATGGCAAATCAAAGCGAAACACTCTGCTGGACCTGTAAGAACGCCTGCGGGAAATGCCCTTGGTCGGAATGCGACAAGGAAACGCGGAAGCTGAAGTGGCAGCCGGTGGAAGGTTGGCGCGCGATCAGAACAAAGGTTTTGATGAATTCTTGCGGCGGCGCTCGCAGGCATTATGAGACAAGCTATCGCGTGCTTGCCTGTCCGCAGTACGAGGTGGGATGATATGAGCTGCTTTAACTGTCAGGAGCGGCACGTCGGCTGTCATTCGACCTGCGAGCGATACGCTGCGTGGCTGAAAGAAAAGAAAGAGGCAAAAAGCAACGAAACGGCCAGCATAGCCGAAGAAACCGCGATGATCAATTACATTCAGAGGTCAAAAGACCGATACAAACGGAGGGTGGGGAGAAAATGATCGAATTTCCCTATTGCGTCTATCCGGCGCTGAAAAAGGTTTTCTGCGAGCGGCAGTACACGCGCCGCCAGCTTGCCGATGCGGTAGGCATTTCCAAAAGCAACATCTGGTGGTGGCTGTCGGGCAACAATCAACACACCATCGACGTGATCAAAGGCATCCTCAGAGAGAGCGGCCTGACATTTGAGGAAGCGTTTGGAGGTGCGGAATGAAGGTAGGCGACAAACCGGAGGAGGTGCTGGCATGAACGCGTTTCCCGAGCGCTTGAAGCGCTTACGGGAGAGAAAGAGAATAAAACAATATGTCCTATCTGAACTGTGCGGTCTGCACCGTGACGCGGTGAGGCGGTACGAGGCGGGGGAGGCTGCGCCCACAACGGACGCATTGGAAAGCATCGCCGATAAATTCGGGGTATCGGTCGATTATCTGCTCGGAAGGACGGATAATCCGATGACCGTGGACGATTATCTAAAAAAATTTTGAAAATTCCCCTTTTAAGGGGAAAAATAAGAAAAACCTATGCAAAAATAGAGGCGTGATGGGGCGAGGCTCTTCACGCCTCTGCTTTTTCATCTGTTTCCTCCTCCCTTGATAGCCCGCCCTTCGGGGCGGGCAGTTGAGGGCAATATGCCGTGGCTCGTATGCGCCTCACCATCCGAGGACTGGGCGGTCATACCGCCCTCGCGGCATTCAAGACATGGACCTCGGCGCCGAGGTCGCACACAAGACAGGACTCCCCGCACCTCTCAACGATGTGGCCCAGGGGAGACATATGCGGCGTGCAGAAGCAGAAGCGAAAGCAATGGCTATAGGCAACATTGCGGACGTGTGGCGGCTCAATACCGCCTCGCCGCTCCAAAAGAGGAGAGCCGCTGCCCTGAGAGTGCGGCACGTTGTAGCCCCTCGGGGCGGGTAAAGTCTGCTATGTAAGGCCAAGGGGCGGGGGCTGGTAGCAAAACGAAAGGGAGTGAGCGCATGGCTGGCGGAGCGCCAAGAAAATGGAAAAGCGTAAAGGCAATGCAGGAAGCTATTGACGCTTACTTTGAGCGCTGCAAAGGAACACCGCTTATGATTGACGGCGATGTTGCCACAGATAAATACGGAAGGCCGATTATTTTAGATGAAAAGCCGCCGACAATCACAGGGCTTGCATTGGCGCTTGGGTTCACAGGAAGACAAGCATTGCTGGATTATCAAGCAAGACCAGAGTTTGCGGACACGGTTACGCGCGCGAAGTCCCGCTGTGAAGAATACGCCGAATCTCGGCTCTACGACAAAGACGGTGCGAACGGCGCGAAATTCTCGCTTGGATGCAATTTTGGGTGGAACTCCGAGAACGAAAAAAGCGGCGACCCTGCGGCGTTGGCAGCCTTGCTCACTGCGTTAAAGGGCGAGAACAATGCAAATTAAAGCGCTATCCGCAAAGCAGCACAAAATAATGGAGTTTATCAGCTCCGATGATGTGGCGCTGATCTGTGACGGCTCCGTCCGTTCCGGAAAGACGACGGTCATGTCGATGGCGTTTGTGCTGTGGGCGATGCAGAACTACGACCGCACGAATTTCGCTATTTGCGGGAAGACGGTGCAGGCGGCGGAGCGAAATATCTTAAAACCGTTGATGGAAATTGACGGGCTGGGTGCTGCGCTGTCCATGCATTACAAGGTTTCCACGAGAATTTTAACCGTTCGGTGTGGGGATAGAACAAATTGGTTTTACCTATTCGGCGGCAAGGATGAAAGCTCGTATATGCTTATACAAGGCATCACGCTTGCCGGCGTCCTATTCGATGAAGTGGCACTTATGCCGCGTTCGTTTGTAGAGCAAGCGCTTTCCCGTGCGATTTCATTTGAGCATCCGAAGTATTTTTTTAACTGTAACCCCGAATCGCCGCAGCATTGGTTTTACAAAGAGTGGATTGAAAACGAACGGGAGAATACGCAGCACATTCACTTCCTACTCGAAGATAACCCAATTCTCACACCGCAGATGATCGAGAGGACAAAGGCCATGTATAGCGGCGTGTTCTACGACCGATACATTCGCGGTCTGTGGGTGGTGGCCGAGGGGCTGATCTACCCCATGTTTGGCGAGAGCTGCATTGTGGACGAGCTGCCGGAAAAGGGAGAATACTATGTTTCCTGCGACTACGGCACGCTTAACCCATTTTCCGCAGGGCTGTGGCGCTGGGACGGCAAGACGGCCACGCGCATCCGCGAGTATTACTATTCCGGGCGTGAGAACCAGAAGAACAAGACGGACGAGGAATACGCCGACGAAATTAAAAAGCTCATCGGTGATGTGATTATCAAAAGCATCGTCGTCGACCCATCCGCTGCCTCATTCATTGAAGTTTTACGACGACGGGGCTACATGGTTCTCAAAGCCAACAACGACGTAACCAACGGCATTATGACTACGGCGCGGTTTTTACAGGACGGCGTAATCAAAATACACCGAGATTGTAAAGACTGCATTCGGGAGTTTGGGCTATATCGGTGGGACGAAAAATCCACAGAAGACAAGCCAATCAAAGAAAACGATCACGCAATGGACGAGACACGCTATTTTGCCTATACGATTTTGAAAAATAAGGCGTATCGACGCGATTATACCCCCATTTGGAACAGATAGGACGGTGAGCGGCTATCAAAACATATAACGACCTTGTGGCGGTCGGTGAAAACGAGCAGGCGCGCATTGAGTTTGTCCGCAGCGCGATTAACGAGCACCGCGAGAGCACGGCGTATAAAACGGCGGTGGATGCGGAGGAATACTATAACGGTCTAAATCCAACAATCAATCGCTACGAAAAGATTATCTATGATATGCAGGGCCGCAGCCACACGGATATGTGGACGGCAAACCATAAGCTGGCCAGCCGCTTCTTCGGTCTGGCGGTGGATCAAGAGGTCTCGTATCTGCTGGGAAACGGCGTGACATTTGCGGAGAAGGAAACACCAAACAAACTATGCCCGGACTTCGACCAAGAAGTCATGGACGCGGCGCGTGAAGCGAAAATCGCAGGTGTATCCTTCGGGTTCTGGGATTTGACGCATTTGCGGGTGTTCTCCCTGCTTGAGTTTGTCCCCCTCTATGATGAAGAGGACGGCGCGATGAAGGCCGGTATCCGGTTCTGGCAGGTGGCACAGGATAAGCCCCTGAGAGCGACGCTGTACGAGATTGACGGATTTACCGAGTATTTCCAGCCGAAGAATAAAGATATGAGCGTATTGCAGGAAAAGCGCAGCTACAAGCTCGTTATCCGCAAGGCCGAAGTCGGCGAAACAGAGATTTACGACGGCGGGAACTATCCGAGTTTTCCCATCGTGCCGCTGAAAAACAATAAGCGGTGTCTGTCCGAAATTGCCGGCAAGCGCAACACCATTGACGCGCTCGACCTTGCGTCCTCAAATATGGTCAACAACGTAGACGAGGGGAATCTGATCTATTGGGTGCTGTCCAACTGCAATGGCATGGACGATCTGGATGACGCGAAATTTGTGGAGCGCTTGAAAACCACTCATGTTGCCCACGCCAACGGCTACGACGGCGCGAAGGTGGAGAGCAAGACCATCGAGGCGCCGTATGAGGGCACGAGCAGCACCATTGATATGCTGAAAAAGAAGCTCTATGAAGATTTCCAGTGCTTTGACGCTGCGGCGGTATCCGCAGGGAACCAAACGGCAACGGCAATTAAGGCCAGCTATGTGCCGCTGGATTTGAAAACGGACAAGTTTGAATCCGAGGTAACGCGGTTTATTGTTGAGATTCTTCGTTTGGCAGGAATTGAGGATCAGCCGAGTTACACGCGTAATCAGATTATCAACAAGGCCGAAGAGACGCAGGCACTTTTGCTGGGCGCACAGTATTACGATGATGAGTACATTACAAAGAAACTGCTGACCATAAACGGAGATATTGACCAGTTTGAGGACATGATGAAGCGCAAGGCGGCGGAAGAGATTGACCAAAGCTTTGGAGAGTTGCCGGGTAGCAGTGTGGATACCCCCCCCAGCAGTCGACGATGTAATTGATGATGCGGAGAATGCTGCGGGGAAACGCTGAACGGTGCGCAGACACAGAGCCTGATAACGGTGATGTCGCAGCTGTCTTCGGGCGTGTTGACCGAGGGGCAGGCGATCAATATTATCGCGACGGCAATCGGCGTCACGAAAGAAGAAGCGAGGGCTATTATAGCGGGGGACTAAAATGCAAAAGTCAGATGTGGGCCATCAGCTGACCGATAAAGAGCTTACGGCGCTGGAACGGCGCATTGCAAAGCTGTATCGAGAGGCTGGAAAAGAGCTGCAAGGGACTATCAACACATACTTTGAGCAGTTCAAACAGCGCGATGAGGAAATGCAGGCTCTGATCGGCACGGTGCAGAACGGAAAGGAGTGGACGGAACAGGACTATAAGCAATGGCGTCTCAATCAGATCGGGCGCGGTGAACGATATCGGGCCATGCGTGACAAGGTGGCGCACCGCGTGACCGACGCAAACGCCGTGGCGGTGTCCTACACCAACGATGCAACGCCCGGTATCTACTCCCTCAACCGCAACTATGCGGCGTATACTATCGAGCAGGTTGCTGGCAACGTCGGCTTTGACCTGTGGGACGAGCAGACTGTCAAGCGGCTTATGGTAGAGCAGCCGGATTTAATGCCATATTACCCGCCGAAACGCGCCTTAAAGCGTGGTATCGACCTCGCGTATGGCAAGAAGCAGATCACGGCAAGCGTCACCAGCTCCATCTTGCAAGGAAAGAGCATCAAGCACATGGCGGACGACCTGCAAAAGCGCATTACCACCATGAGCCGAGATTCCGCTATCCGCACGGCCAGAACTGCCGTCACCGGCGCGCAGAACGCCGGACGCATGGACAGCTACGCGGCGGCGGAGAAGATGGGCATCAAGCTCAAGCGTGAATGGGTGGCGACGCTCGACGCGCGTACACGCCACTCTCATGCCATGCTTGACGGCCAGCAGGCTGACATCGACAAGCCATTTAAGGTTGACGGCTACGACATCATGTTCCCCGGCGATACGTCAGCGCCTGGGTATCTCGTGTATAACTGCCGCTGCACAACAATTGCGGTAGTGGACGGCATAGATACCTCATCGGCGCAAAGACGCGTCAGAAACCCCGCTACGGGGCAAACAGAGGTTATCTCGAATATGTCCTATGCGGAATGGGCGGGGTGGAAAGAAAAAATCGGATATAAAGCTATGCCGCAAGGCTACCGTAGAAAGTTTATGCGGCAATTGCCACAAGAGAAAGAAGTATTTAGATTCCAGCCAGCAAAAACGCAAAATGAAGCAATGTCTTATATGTCACGCATTACAGGGTCGGATGATCCAGTTGTTATTGGCAAAGGCGTTACAGTCGAACAGGAAAACGCTATAAATATGGCGCTTACTGACATATACAATCGATATGGTATAAAGCTTGATATCAAGGAAGTTGCCCATGCAAACGGGAAATATCAGGCGGCATATAGCCCTAAAAGCAAGAAACTGCTGGTAAAGGGAAACAAATCAACTTGGGCACATAATGCTGAAACCAACTATAAAAGCGGTTGGAACGCCAGCGGAGATCCATACCAAGTGTTCTACCACGAATTGGGCCACGCTGTGTGGGAAGAACTCCCAGATGCTGCAAAATTAAAAGTCAATGAGGTTTATCGCAAATATACGCACGAAGCATACGAAAAATGGATGCGGCTCGGCGGGAGCCAATCAGGAAAAAAACAAGCGGAAGTATTTGCGAACTATTTATCACAATATGGACATCAAGACAAGTACGAGTTTTTCAGCGAATGCTTTGCTCAAATTATGACCGATTATGACGGAATCGCAGCTTTTGATGTTGGCGACATATTGGACGAGGTTTTTAAGAGATGAGCGTTACAATCCAAGATCACAGTGCTGAGGTTTCCGCCGAGATCAAGGCGGCGCTATTGCGCGGGCTTGAAAAGATCGGGCTTGTGGCAGAAGGCTATGCGAAAAAGCTGTGTTCGGTGGATACCGGCAACCTGCGAAACAGCATTACCCATGTGGTAGACGAGCAGGAACCGGCGGTAATCATCGGCACGGATTCCGAGTACGGCGGGTACGTTGAATTAGGCACCGGCATTTATGCCGAAGGCGGCGGCGGACGGCCTACGCCGTGGGTGTATCAGGACGCAAAGGGCAATTGGCATTACACACGCGGCAACAAGGCACAGCCATTTCTAAAGCCTGCTGCCGCCGACCATGCGGGGCAGTATCGGGACATTCTGGAAAGCGAGCTGAAAAATGGATAACGAGACCATCAAGGCCATCGAGGCCATTATACGGCGCGGCAACGATGTGGAAATTCGCCGAAAGGGTGACGGGTACATCGTCTTAGAGGTCAAGAAAACAATCAAATACAGCACTTCCGCGCAATAGGGCGCGGGAAAGGGCAATAGGAGCCAGCTTGTAAGGAACGCTTACAGGTTGGCTCTTTTTCTTTCGGTAAAACCCGCGAAGCATAGCGGTTTTTATACAACGTTCGCCCCCGAAGAATTGGGGCCAAGGAAAAGGAGAACGAATAACATGGCGAAATTTACGAGAGCGGAAATCAGAAATATTCTCGGCGAGGCTTGCACCGAAGAGATCGAAAATCGCTTGGTTGCGCTGCACCTGGGCGTGGTCGACCCCCTCAAGGACGATCTCACGAAGTACAAGGCGGACGCGGAGAAGCTGCCCGGCGTCCAGAAGGAATTGGACGACCTCAAGGCAGCGGGTGACGGCGGCTATCAGGAGAAGTACGAGAAAGAGCACAAGGCTTTTGAGGACTTCAAGGCCAATGTCACAGCAAAAGAAAGCAAGGCGGCAAAGGAAAAGGCCGTGCGTGCTTACTTTGAGAGCAAAAACATCACCGGCGCGAATCTCGACCTTGCGATGCGCGGCTGCGGCGAGGAAATGGCCGCATTGGAGCTGGACGGCGAGAAGATCAAGGATACCAAGGCCCTTGATGCGCTCGTAGACGGCACCTACAAGGGGCTTGTTTCCATTACGCAGACGCACGGGGCGAATCCCGCCACTCCCCCGGCGAATACCGGCGGCGGCGCAATGACCAAAGATCAGATCATGCAGATCAAGGACAGGTCGGAGCGCCGCGCGGCAATCGCTGCAAACATCAATCTTTTTGAAAATAAGAACGGAGGCTAATTATGGCTGCTGAAACCAATCTGATCAAGAAAAATGACCTCGCCCGCGTGCGCGAGATCGAATTTACCGAAATGTTCGGGTACTCTATCAAGAAGCTAATGGAGGCCCTGGGCGTGACCCGCAAGATTGCCAAGCAGGCGGGTACTATGCTCAAGAGCTACAAAGCGACCGGCACGCTCGAGAGCGGCGTTGTGGCCGAGGGCGACACCATCCCCCTTTCCCACTACAAGACCGAGGCTGTGAACTACAAAGAGATCACGCTCAAGAAGTGGCGCAAGGCCACCTCTGCTGAAGCGATCACCGACCGTGGTTACGATCAGGCGGTGGAAATGACCACCGATGAAATGCTCAAGGATGTGCAGAAGGGCATCCGCAAGAGCTTCTTTGACTTCCTCTCGACTGGCACCGGCGCGGTGAGCGGTAAGAACTTCCAGACTGTTCTTGCGCAGGCTTGGGGCAATCTGCAGGTTCTTTTCGAGGATGACGAGATCGGCGCGGTCTACTTCATGAATCCGCTGGACGTTGCGGATTACCTGTCTACGGCCAACATCACCGTGCAGACCGCATTCGGCATGAGCTACGTCGAGAACTTCCTCGGCCTCGGAACGCTCATCATGAACGCCAGCGTCCCGAAGGGCAAGATTTACGCCACGGCAAAGGACAACATTGTCCTCTACTACATCCCCGTCAACGGCGCCGATCTGCAGGAGGTATTCACCTTCACCACCGATGCGACTGGCTACATCGGCATCCATGAGGAGCCTGATTACACCAACATGACCGCATCGGACACCGTCATTAACGGCATGGAGCTGTTTGCCGAGCGCATTGACGGCGTGGTCGTTGGCACCATCGACAGCGGCACGCTCGGCTCTTTGACGGTCACCTCTGCCGCAGGATCCAAGAGCGGCGATACCAAGCTGACCGTGTCTCCGGCAAAGGCTGCCGCAGGCAATAAGTATAAGTACACGTCCGGCTCCTCTGCCGCAACCGTCGCTTACGGCGACAACGTCGCCGGTTGGAACGATTGGGACGGAAAGAGCGACCTGACCATTGCGACCGGCCAGACCGTGACCGTGGTCGAGTGCGACGGCAACTACCACGCGCTCAAGAGCGGCAACGCGAGCGTGACCGCAAAGTGATAAGGAGGGCAGCGTAATGCTTGAACAGGTCTTGCGGCACTTGAACAACTGGTTCCTTGTGGAGATCCACGAGGGCACGTTCACCGTGGAGAATGGCAGCATTGCGCTGCCCTTTCTCCAAACCAATCAATATTTCCGCATCGTCGGCTCCGTGTTCAACGATGGACTGCATCAATATCCGGCGGTTGACCTGACGGATGAAACATTTACCGGGACAGTGTGGGTATTGGCTGTGCCAAAGGCTGTGGTTGTGCTTGCCGAAGATATCGCCGCATGGGAAGAAAAGAACGGTGAAGCCGTTTTAAGCCCGTACACGAGCGAAAGCTTCGGCGGGTACAGTTACACCAAGGCGAGCGGCGGAAATGCCGACACGAGCGCTGGGACGGGCTGGCAGGGCGCTTTTAAAGGCCGATTGAATGATTGGCGGAAGCTCAAGGGGGTGGAACCGTGAGTTTACTTGACGATTTCGCAAGCAAATGCGTGCTGATGGAAAAGACGCGCACGCAGGATGGCGCAGGCGGCTACATCGTTGCGTGGGCCGATGGCGCGGAATTTCTCAACTATCAAGCGCTTGACACCTCGATGGAGGCCCGCAGGGCGGAAAAGGAGGGTGTGACCTCGGTGTATTCTGTACTGGTCAATCAGAGCGTTCCCATTGAGTACAACGACTATTTCCGCGACACGTCCACCGGCAACACCTACCGCGTGACCTCAAACCCGGAAGAACGGGCTGCGCCGCGGTCGGCAGGCCCGACGATTCGGGCGCTGAAATTCTTCACCGCGGAGCGAAAGGAGCTGCCGAAATGACAAAGGACAAGGCGCTCCATGCGTGGCTTTCTCAATTCCTCCCGGCGTATCCGACCTCCAACGTGCCGGAAGATGCGGTGTTCCCGTGGCTGACCTATGAGCTTATCATCGGATCATGGGAGAGCGGCGAAATCGCGCTGACGGTCAACCTCTGGTATTACACCGAGAGCGAGGCGGTACCAAACGCAAAGGCACAGGAGATCGCCGATGCAATCGGTATGGGCGGCGTGCTTGTGCCGTATGACGGCGGGGCGATGTGGATCAAGCGCGGCTCCCCGTGGTGCCAAAACATCGCGGACGAAAGCGATAAAAACATCAAGCGGCGGTATCTCAACATTACGGTTGAGTTCCTGTCGCAAAACTGATGAAAGGACAACGACATGAAATTTACCAAGATTCCTTCTGATGCGTTTCAGAAACTTCAGATTAACGCCGGTATTCTGACGACCGACTTCACGCCTGCGACCGGCACTATCGGCGAGGCGGGTCAGATTGGCGCGACGACCGGCGGCATTACCTATATCGCAACGCCCACCTATAAGGACTATGGAGAGGATATCGACAACTGCCCCAAAAATACCAAGGAGCTAAAACAGATCGATTCGTGGGAGGCAAAAGCCAGCGGTACATTTGTAAACGCAGATACTGCAATTGCTAAGAGCCTCTGCGGGGCGGCGGATATCGATACGACAGACGCCACCAAGATCACACCGAGAAACTATCTCAAGGATTCCGACTTTGATGACATTTGGATTGTGGGTGACTACTCCGATATGAACGGGGAAACAAATGGAGGCTTTATTGCCATCCATCTGCTGAATGCGCTTTCTACGGGTGGATTCCAAATGAAAACAGCTGACAAAGCGAAGGGACAGTTTACGTTTGAGTATATGGCCCACTACTCTATAAATGATCAGGAGACCGTTCCCTTTGAAATCTACATCAAGGCCGGCACGGCGGAGGCGTAAATGAGACTTTCCGACATTCAGGGCGAGCGCGTCTTTGACGTCATCGCGGATATCATCGACCCGATTGCTAACATTGCGGAGGACGATGCAGCATCCGCTCTGTTCAAGCGCGAGAAGCTGCCCGAGGGCATGACGGTGAAGCAGTTTGCTACGCAGCGGGCGCGAAAAGCGCTCCCTGCGCTGCTCAAGGGCCACAAGGGCGACATCATCGCCATTCTTGCCTCTATTGAGGGCGTGAGCGCGGAGAGCTACAAGGGCGCTCTGAACCTCGTCAAGCTGATGCGGGACGCGACGGAGCTTTTGACCGACGATGCTTTCAGCACGCTTTTTCTCTCGGCGCAGAGCGAGAACTCCTCTGGCTCTGCGCAGGAGAATACCGAGGGCAAAGACGAATAAAGCCGTTCCTGCAGTACTGCGCGGCGCGGCTCAATGAGAGAGCAAAAACCGAGGCGTACCGCATTTATGTGACGGACGCGCTGCGCATTGTGACCGAAAATACGGCCAAATTTGCGAGCGGGAACTATATCAAGGCGCGATACGCGGACATTATTGAGCCGAAAAAACAGGACAACAGGACGTGCGAAGAGATTACCGCCGATATAGTCGCGCGGTGCGGATTGGTGGTGAAACATGAATCTACTTGATTTATTTGTCAAAATCAGCGTAGACGATCAAGCAAGTTCCAATTTGGGCGGGATTGCGTCAAAAATTGGAAGCGGGCTGAAAACGGCGGCAAAAATCGGCACGGCGGCAGTTGCCGCCGCTGCCGGGGCCGTGTCCCTCTTAACAAAACAATCTTTGGACGGTTACGCGGAATATGAACAGCTTGTCGGCGGTGTGGAAACGCTGTTTAAGCAGTCCGCCGATCAAGTGATAGAGCACGCAAATCGCGCCTACGAAACCGCCGGATTGTCTGCCAACGAGTACATGGATACCGTTACATCTTTTTCGGCGTCCTTGCTGCAAGGCCTTGGCGGAGACACGGAAAAGGCGGCAGAGGTCGCCAATCAAGCCGTCATTGACATGGCAGATAATGCCAACAAGATGGGCACAAGCATGGAAATGATCCAAAATGCCTATCAGGGCTTTGCCAAGCAGAACTATACCATGCTTGATAACCTCAAGCTCGGTTATGGCGGAACGGCAACAGAGATGGCACGCCTTATTAACGATTCCGGGGTGTTGGGCGACACCGTTGAAGTTACAGCGGACACAGTCAATAGCGTTTCTTTCGACAAGATGATTGAAGCAATCCATGTGATCCAAGATCAAATGGGAATCACCGGAACAACGGCAGAGGAAGCGGCAAGCACTATCGAAGGCAGCGTTAACATGATGAAGTCCGCTTGGTCAAACCTTGTGACCGGAATTGCAGACGATAACGCGGACCTTGACAAGTTGATCGAAAACTTTACCTATTCGGTCAGCAAGGCCGCAGAAAACATTCTCCCGCGCATTGAAAAGATTTTCACGGGATTTGGCGATCTTATTGTCAAGCTTGCTCCGGTTATTTCTGAGCAATTACCGTCGCTCGTAAGCTCTGTTTTGCCGTCGCTTGTAGATGCTGCCACAGCATTAGTGCAAGGCGTGGTAGACGCAGCACCAGACATCGTTTCGGCGCTTGCTGATATGGCACCGCAAATCACCGGAGCGATTCTGTCAATTATACCCCAGCTATTAGACGTAGGCGTCCAAATGCTGATCGCATTGGTGCAAGGAATTGCATCGGCTATGTCGGAAATTGCTCCGCAGTTAGCAGATTGCGTGGCACAGATTGCGGAAGTGTTGACACAACCAGACACGCTTGTTGCTCTTGTTGAAGCAAGTACGCTGTTTATCGTCGCGCTTGTAGAAGGACTTGTTGATAATCTGCCCACTCTTTTGGCGGAAGCACCTAAGATTGTCAAAAATCTTGCATCTGCATTTATCCAGTCTCTTAGCTATATCGGAGAAGCGGCAATCAAAATCGGCGTAGCTCTTGTCCAAGGCATTTGGGATGGCATTAAAAGGATGGGCGACTGGCTTAAAAGCATGGTCGAAGGCTTTTTTGACGGTATTGTAGACGGCGTAAAATCAACGCTCGGCATCCACTCGCCGTCTCGCGTATTTGCTGGAATCGGCGAAAACATGGCGTTGGGTCTCGGAGAAGGATGGGACAGCGAGTTCGGTTCCATTAAGCGCGACATTTCGAAAAACCTTGATTTTGGAACCGCATCTATTGATTTTGGGGCTTCTGGCGCTGCGGCTATTGGAAACTCTATCGCGTCCGGGATTGGCTCTATGGCAGCAGGAAAAGAAGGCCAAATCATTATCAACCTGACGACCGAACTGGACGGCACCGTGCTGGCTCGGAAAATGGTGCCTTACAATGAAGCAGAAGCGGTAAGGAGTGGAGCATGAGAAAAACGATCAAGATCAATAACATTGACTTCACTGCGTACTTTACTCCGGTTGGCTATAAGGTTACGCACAAAAAGATCAAAGGGCCGAATGAGGGCTATATGCTCGATGGGAGCTTTACCGAAGACATTTTGGCAATTAAAGCAGTCATCACCTGCACCTGCATGCCGCTGACCGAAACGCAGCTAAATGCGTTACTCGCCCAGCTTTATAGTGGGACGCTCAACGTCTACTTTTTTGATCCTAAAACGGGAGATTATCGCACGGCTGCAATGACTTGCGAGCCGCCCGAAAGCGTGGATCGGGGGCAGGGGACAAACGCGGCGGAATACTGGACGGGCACGGTGCTTGTGTTGACGGAGAAGTGAGCATGAAGATCACCTATAAAAACTGGACATTTCTTTTTTCGCAAACTGAAAGCGCCAAGCCGACGCGCGAACAATCGTTAAGCTGCGAAAGCATTTCGGCGGATACGCTAACTGCGGTCGTCCGATGCAATGATCCGACCATTATGGCTTTTGCCAAGAACGACCCGATCCGCGTTTGGGAAAATGATTCCGACGCATCCATGCAGATTTATTATCTCCGGTCAATTACACGCACCGGCGCAACCTCGTATCGGCTCGTTGCGTGGTCTGCGGTCGGGCTTTTGGCGGCAATGGCGCACAAAGGCGGCATCTATACCGGGCAAACTGTGGCAGAGGTCGTTAAAGAAATCTGCGGGAACGTACCTGTTGTTGTAAAAAGCGTATTTGCCAACACCAAGCTATATGGATGGCTGCCGTATTGCCAGCCAAAAGCAGATAGGCGGGGGAAAAGCGCAAGAGACAACCTCGTGCAGGTGTTGTTTGCTATCGGCGCGTATTTGACGACCGATTTAAACGGCGTTTTGCACATTGATTCGTTATGGGATGGTGCCTCGTCCACGATTGGCAGCAACCGAATGTATGCCAGCGGAGGGAAAGTGAGCTATAGCGACCCCATCTCCGCCGTTACCGTCACGGAGCATCAGTACATCGCGGGGACCGACGAAAAGGAGCTGTTTTCCGGCACATCTCAGCAGGGCGACATCATCACATTCTCCGAGCCGATGCACTCACTCACAGCGACAGGCTTCACCATTTTGGAGAGTGGCGCAAACTACGCCAAAATCTCCTCCGGCTCCGGCTCGCTCAAGGGCAAGACGTACATCCACAACACGCGCCTTGTGACGCAAACCGTCACAGAGAGCGCGGCGGAAAACGTCAAGTCCGTTACGGACGCCACGCTCGTCTCCCTTGTCAATTCCTCCGCTGTCGCCAAAAGGCTGGCAGACTATTATAAGTGCCGAGAGACCATCACCAACGGCATTGTAAGCGGGCAGGAGAAGCCCGGGCATGTGGTCAGCGTCTATCACCCCTACGATAAAAAGATGGTCTCTGCGTGCATCGTGAGCCTTGACACGACCATGAGCGGCACCCTCAAGAGCGAGATGGCGGCGCTCGTCGGCTACCTCCCCCCGCAGCCGGAAACCACGGAATACTACGACGAGCGCGTCATCCTCACAGGCTCTGGCGAGTGGACGGTCCCGGAGGGCGTGACGAGCTACACCCGCGTCCTGATCGACCCGGGTCAGGGCGGAAAGTGCGGAAAGCCCGGAAGCCTGCCAACGTCCAAGGTCACGCAGGAATCGTCCTCATACGACGGCCAAAGTGGGCACAAATTTACCAGAATAGCCAGAGGGTTTTTAGCAAAGGATCTTCCACCGGCTCCGGGCGGCGATCCCGGAGATCCGGGCGAGGGCGGAAAAATCCTGATCGAAACGATCATGGACGCGGTGCCTGGTACAAAGATCGCTTATAGCTGCGGCGTCGGCGGCGAAGGAGCACCCTATGAGGAGGGCAGCGACGCTGCCGGCTCCTACGGCACGCACACCACAATGGGCGGCTCGTCTGCTGACAGCGGATCATCCAACCCGAACGGCTACACAGATTTCATCACCGGCGATACGTTCGCGGCAAAGGGTGCTGCAGGAACGCCGGGCGGGGACGGCGTCGGTTATGATTCAGCTGGCAATGTTGTTCGGCCGGCAGATATCGTTGTCAATGGCGTGAGCTATACGGCTGGCCAGCAGGGCACACCGGACGCGGAGGATGAATTTGGCGAAAGCTACAATTACGGTCATTTTGAGGCCCGCTCAAAAGGCGCGCACGGCGGCGGTCCGGCTTACAAAGCAAACGGCAATAACGGCGGCCCCGGCATCCCGCCGACCATAACGGACTCCGTGAACTACATCTCTGTCCGCGGCGGCAATCAGGGCGTCGGTGCGACTGCAATGCCGCCGGAAAAGGCGGCTGGCTATGGAACCGGTGGTACCGGAGGAAACGGCGGCGGCGGAAACGGTCAAACCGCTTGGGGAACCTATGCGTCATGCGTGAAGCGCGACGACGCACAGGCGACGAAGCCTGTATTGGTCGTAGAACCCAGCCGCTCGGTCGGGCGAGGGCTCGGCTCCGCCGGCGGACAGGGTGCAGACGGATGTATTTTGATCTACTACCGGAAATTGGGGCAAAACCGTTCCGGCCCGTTGGTGCAACGCGGCGGAGGCCTTTTGTTTGACCGACTGAAAAGATTGCTTATTGTATGAGGTGAACAAAAATGACCATTGAACAGAGAGTTGCAGTTTTGGAAGAGATCTTTGCAAAACTGCGTGATTATTACATCTTGCTCTATTCCGGCGAAGAAATTGACGCGCTGCTCGCCTCGGCGGGCGTCCCAATCGGAATCACCAAGGAATACCAGAGCGTGGCGGAGATGAACCAGAACTTTGCCGGTACGGACGTCGCGCGCGGCCAGTTCGTCCTCATTCTGCCCGAGAGCGCATCCTCCCCGGACTACGGCAAGGTTTACCTCAAAGGCACGGCAAATTGGGTCTACGTTTTTACGCTAACGTCTCTGACCGCGATCAAAGGCCCGCAGGGGCCCGCGGGAAAGAGGGGAGCCAAGGGAGCCGACGGCGCGGACGGAAAGAACTTTATGGTACTTGGCTACTACGAAACACTTTCCGCACTAAATGCAGCCGTCCCGTCTCCCGGGACCGGTGACACCTATGGTGTTGGCACAGAGCCGCCGTATGCGTTTTACATGTATGACCCAACGATTTCCAACTGGCGTTATGTCGGCAACCTCCAAGGCCCTGCAGGCCCCACTGGTGGAGAGGATAACTTCGTCCGCTACGACGCGGCACAGAGCCTCACCGACGAGCAGAAAGCGCAGGCACGGACGAACATCGGGGCGGACACCGTGCAGGGCGCGGTCCGCTATGACGCCGCGCAGACCCTTGCCGACGCGCAGAAAACGCAGGCTCGGAGCAACATCGGGGCGGCGCCAGATGGGTTTGGATTAGGTGGGTCGGCTCAAACAATCAGCACAGATTGGAATGAGGCCCTTTCGAACGGTTGGTGGAAAGATGGGAATGATAATTTATTGAATCACCCCTTTCCTGGACTTTGGGGGATTGGCCTTACAACGAATTATACGGAAGGATCTCACTTAGTTCAAAGCGCATTTTGGGTAGATAACGACGGCTCGGTTTATCAAAAAATCAGAGGTCGTTATCAAGGTGGTACATGGGGGGCATGGGAATGGGTCAACCCTCCCATGCAGCTCGGCGTCGAGTACCGCACCATCGAGCGGTATCTTGGCAAGCCGGTGTATGTTAAGGTGGTGGACTGCGGTAAGTTCCCAGCTCCTGGCTCGTCGAAGATGGTTGCTCATGGCATAAGCAACTGCGTCCCAATTAGTATAACGGCACAGATGAGCAATAGTAATACGGTCCCGTATGTGAATTATTATACTATTGGAACGGACGGCTACAACATTATACTTGGCTCTACATCTGACGTCAGCGATCAGTCGGGGAATAATACCGTGGCGCTCATGCGTTACACCAAAACCACGGATTAAGGATGGAACGCCATGAAAATTATCAAGTACCAACTCTGCACCGAGGTCAACCGCGGTACGGAAGAACATCCGAATATTGAGCAGCTGTTCTCTGGAGTGACTTCGGACTGGAGCGAAGGCAACGAGAAAATTGCCAAAGCGGAAGCCTACAACGGCGAGTACACCATCGAAGACGACGGCAAGCCCGAGCCTGCGCCGACCCAACTCGACCGCATCGAAGCGCAGACCACCTACACCGCCATGATGACCGACACGCTTTTGGAGGGCTGAGATGAAAGAGAAAATCGCAAGATGGTACGCGCAAGGTCTTTGGACCGCCGGCATGGTGCGCAGCGCCGTAAAAAAGGGCATCCTCAGCGCGCGGGACTACGAGGAGATCACCGGCGAAAGCTACGCCGATGATAAATAAATTTTAAACAAAGAAAAGAAGAACAAAACTATGACTACTACTCGTATCGCATCCGACGGCAAGGCCATCGAGGTCACGGACATCCCCGCGGGCCTGAGCGAAAACTCGGGTGTCAAGAACAGCATCGTGCAGCCCGTTATGGCGCGCGACCTTGAGCGCGCCGGCACGGAAGTATATGTCGCCCCCTGCTCCAAGCTTACATACGACGCGGACGGCTACTGCGTCAAGATGGAGAAGTGCCGCATCCCGGACGATATTTCAGCTAAGCTCGCGGAGCTGAACAAGTAAACAGAGCGGGGGATATTCCCCGCTCTATCCTAAGGAAAGAGAGACAACGCCTATGGAAGATTTGGCTGTGAAGCTGCAGGAGGTCAAAGACCGCTCGCTCCGCAACGAGGGGCGCATCAAGCAGTTAGAGGTAGATCAGCGGGCGCTGAATGAATTGGCGCTGTCGGTCAAAGAGCTGGCGACCGACCAGACGAACATGAAGGAGGACATCGGCGAGATCAAGGCCAATGTGCGGAGCCTGACCGCCGTGCCGTCCAAGCGCTGGGAGAAGGTCGTGGAGCTGATGATCGCGACCGTCGTGGGCGCGTTCATGGCGTGGCTTTTGACAGGGGGCGCGGTATGAGGGACATCAAAGGCTCCACCTCGGAGGAAGTGCGCATGATCCGCGCCATCCAGCGCTCCGTCGGGGCGCTGGCCAACGGCTGGATCGGAAACCAGACACTGAGCGACATCGCGGCAAAGCTCGGCGCGGACTGCTTCCCGCTCAACGTCGAGCTGTACGGACAGCCGACGCTCATCGCGCGGGACATCGAGCCCGTCAACATGAGCGGTCTGCTGCCGAAGAATGCGATCTCGGGGAGCTTTTCTTGGCAGGGGCAGCCCTGCTCCATTCTGGTGCGCGGCGGCAAGGTCGTGCGCGGCATGAGCTGCCACTACCCGACGCCCGAGAGCGTGCTCTACAAGACGCGGGACGGCGCGGCGCGCATTGCCCGCGTGTCTTCGGCGGCGGCGCTGGGCGGCGTCGTGTGGGCGGTCGGTGGGCTTGGCCTGCTCGACAATTATAACCCTGCCGTAGAGGGCTTTATGGGCGCTTACTCCGATGTGCTGCGCAAGACCAACCACACCGTCCTCGGCTACAAGGGCGGAATGCTCTACGGCGTGTACTGCAAGAACATGACGGCGCAGCAGGTCAATGCCTTTTGTCGGGACAAGCTCAAGCTGGAATACGCCGTCATGCTCGACGGCGGGCACGTCGCCGCCATCAACGGCGCGTGCAGCAAGATCAACACACAGACGCGGCAGTATTACGCCGTGCAGTTTTTGTAAAGGAGACTCAAAAATGCAAAATCGAATTGCCAATCTTCTCACGGTCAAGAGCATCGTGACCATCGCACTCACGGCGGTTTTCTCGGTGCTCGCCCTGCGCGGCAGCATCAGCGGGACGGAGTTTCTGACGATCTTCACCGTGGTCATCGGCTTCTACTTCGGCACGCAGACCGAAAAGAAGAAAAATGAAGAGGTTTCTTGAGACCCTGACCGCGTGGGAGGGCGCTGTGCGCGGCGATGCGGTGCATAAGCAGATCGTAGACGCCTACAACAGCTATCTCCCGCATCCGCGCGGCTACAGGCTCACCTATTCGGACGACTACTGCGCGGCAATGGTGTCCGCGGCGGCGATCCTCTGCGGCCTGACGGAGGTCATTCCCATCGAGTGCTCCTGCGGCGAGCAGATGAAATGGTATCAGGCGCGCGGCCAATGGGTCGAGGACGACGCGCACGTTCCTCAAATCGGCGAGCAGGTCTTCTATCATTGGAACGACCGCAAGGACTACGCCCTCACGGACTGCACCGGCGCGCCCAACCACACGGGCATCGTGACCGCCTGCGACGGGCAGAAAATCACGGTGTTCGAGGGCAACAAGGGCAAGGAGCACGAGTGCGCCTACCGCATTATCCCCATCAACGGGCGGTATATTCGCGGCTTCGGCGTGCCGAAATACCCCGCGGACAAGACCGTGCTTACGCGCGGCGACAAGGGCGCGGCGGTCGGCAAGCTGCAAGAGCTTCTCAACGCCTGCGGCTATGCGCTGGATGTGGATAACTCATTCGGCCCCGCGACGCAAAAAGCGTGGGGGGAATATGTTTACGCATACCTCGAAAAAATTCTAAAATAACGAAAGGAAAACGGGCGGGAGGCATACCTCCCCTCGCGTGAGCGCTCTGCAAGCCCCGGCGCACAGCATGGACAAGCAGCACCGAGCGATCCGGGCAAAATTATCCTCTATGGCCCCGCGGCGGGCCGTGGCATACATTCGGTCTTTTGAGCTTCCGCCCGACGAAATGGCGTGCCTCGTCGAGTGCGATGTGCGGGGCCGCTCCTGCGTACAGGTGGCATTTGAAATGAACCTGTCGCCGGATACGGTCAAAAAGTATCGCCGAAAGGCGTACCGCAAAATCGCATCGGAAGTCTTTGAATAGGAAAAGAGCTTCACCAAACGGTGAGGCTCTTTTCCTTTATGGGGGGTATGAATGACGCATGGAGTACGTCGTGACAAAAAATAGCATGTTCTGTCAGAATTTGCAAGCGCAATCGTTCGACGAATTTCGCCGTACACTTTTCATCTCCTTTTCCGGCACTTTGGGGAAGTGGTTTTCTTGTACCATAGAGGCAGAAAAGGAGGTGCGCTGTATGTACGAACGGCTTTTGGCATTGGGATTCACCGAGCAGATGGCGAGGGACATTTTGGTGCTGTTCCCCGAGCCGGACGAGCTGCGCACCTATGTTTATTTTGCGGAGCTGCTGCATGTATAGCTATTATAATCCGTCGCCTTATGGCAAGAACGTGGGGGACTGCACCGTTCGGGCGATCTCCAAAGCGACCAGGAAAGACTGGGGCGAAACGTATCTCGCGCTCGCCATACAAGGCTACTTAGACGGCGATATGCCGTCGGCCAACGCGACCTGGGGCGCGTATCTGCACTCCCTCGGCTATCGGCGCTACATCGTGCCGGACACCTGCCCTCTGTGCTATACCGTCGGGCAGTTTGCGGACGAGCATCCGGCAGGCACATATATTTTAGCCCTGTCCGGTCATGTGGTGTGCGTGCAGGACGGGACGATCTTTGATTCGTGGGACAGCAGCAATGAGACTGTGATCTATTTTTGGGTAAAGGAGACTGAATGACATGGCTTTTAATCCGTACTATCAAAACCCTTATTATCCACAGCCAATGCCGGACAACCTCATGCAGATGCGGCAGCAGCAGATGATGCAGCCCGCTCCGCCTCCCGTGCCGCAAAATCCTGTCGCGACCGGCGGCGTGCAATGGGTGAGCAGCGAGCAGGAAGCGAGAGGCTACCTGATCGCGCCCAACTCCGCTGTGGCGCTGTGGGATTCCACCGCCCCCACTGTATACCTCAAGCAGTCCGACGCAAGCGGCAAGCCGACGCTCAAGATTTACGACCTCGTAGAACGCGCAGAAACACCCCGTACAGCGCCGCAGGAAAAGGGCGTGGAATTTGTTACCCGCAAGGAGTTTGACGCGCTTGCGGCGCTTGTGGGCGAAATAAAGGGCAAGAAAAAGCGCAAGGTCGAGGAGGACGAAGACGATGAGTAATCCCTTTTTTGGTACGCTCGGCGGAGGGAACGGCTTCATGCAAATGATGCAGCAGTTTCAGCAATTCAAGGCAAATTTTCAGGGCGACCCCAAAGCGGAGGTCGAAAAGCTCTTGCAAAGCGGCAAACTCTCGCAGGCGCAGTTAAACCAGCTGCAGCAAATGGCAAAGCAGTTTCAAAGCCTGATGCAGTAATCATCAACATAAATCAACATCGTGGCCACGATTTGATGAATAAAAATTTTTTAAAGGAGTGATACTATGTCTCTTTCTGACGGCGGCGTTCAGGCCACTATGCCTGTTGCGCCAACCGGCATGATGAACAGCGGCTTTGGCGGCTTCGGCGGCGATGGCGCGTGGTGGATCATCATTCTTTTCCTGTTTGTTTTTTGCGGCTGGGGAAACAACGGCTGGGGAAACAACGCCGGCAATTCCGGCGGCGTGGTCGACGGCTATGTGCTGACCTCTGATTTTGCCAATGTCGAGCGCAAGATCGACAGCGTAAATCAGGGCCTTTGCGACGGCTTCTACCAGCAGGCGCAGCTTGTCAACGGCACTAACATGGCAATGTCAAACGGCTTTGCACAGGCCGAGCTTTCCCGCGCCAACCAGCAGGCGGCGCTCATGCAGCAGCTCAACGCCATGCAGATGCAGACCGCGAATTGCTGCTGCGAGAACCGTGCCGCGATCGCGCAGGTGCGCTACGACATGGCGGCGCAGGCGTGCGACACGCGCAACACCGTGCAGAACGCGACGCGCGACATCATTGACGCGATGAACAACGGATTCCGCGGAGTTGACCAGCGTCTGACCGCGCAGGAGATCGCAGCGAAGGACGCGAAGATTGCTGAACAGAACCAGCAGCTCTTTGCGGCGCAGCTGGCAGCTTCGCAGGCGGCGCAGAATGATACGCTCAAGTCTTACGTGAGCGGTCAGTTTGCTTATTACAATCCTCGCCCTGTTCCTTCTTTTGCGGTTCCTGCCCCGTATCAGTATGCAGGGTGCGGGTGCGGCTGCGGATGTTAAGTGTTGATAAATGCAAATACTCGTGCTATACTTGATGTATAGAAAGGGGTGTTTGCATGGGAAAATCAATTGACTTGACGGGCAAACGATATGGGAAGTTAACTGTTATTGAGAAAACTGACGCGCGTGATTCTGCTGGGTGCATAATGTGGAAGTGCCGGTGCGATTGCGGCAATGAAAAAAAATATTCCACAAATTCCTTAAACAGAGGGCTTGTTACAAGTTGCGGATGCGGACAAATCAAACTGGAAGATTTGACCGGAAAAAGATTTGGACGCCTTACCGTTGTCGAGCTGGACAAGTATTCGCCTATAAGTCATGGAACAAGATGGTTGTGCAAATGCGATTGTGGGAAACAAAAAACCGTTCTCGCTTCTTGTTTAAAGCGTGGATTAACTACGTCTTGCGGATGCTTTTCTTCTGAACAGAAGTCTAAGCGTGCAAAAACGCACGGGTTTGGGAATGAGGACCGGCTTTATCGCATATGGAGCAACATGAAATCGAGATGTTATTCTCAAGCAGATCGCAATTTCAAGCGATACGGCGCCAGAGGTATAGGCATATGCCAAGAATGGCGAACAGATTTTTTGAAGTTCCGAGAATGGGCCGTTGCTAACGGCTATCAAGACAGATTGTCCATTGACCGCATTGATAACAGCAAGGGATATAGCCCCGATAATTGCCGCTGGGCAGATACGATTACTCAAAACAACAACCGTCGCACAAACGTTTACATTACTTATTGTGGTGAAACGCATACAACTGCTGAATGGTCTAAAATAACAGGTATAAAACCAGCAACGCTTGTTTCTCGCAAAGCACATGGTTGGAGCGACGAAGAGTGCATTGAGGTTCCCATATCGCAAAGCAACAATCAAACAACTCGAAAAAAATAAACTGCATAGCATAGCTTTTTGCCGACAATGGCAAAATGGTCGGCCCCGTGCCGATACTGACAACAACGCGGCGGGGCTATTGCCTCGCCGCTGTATTTTAACCGGGTCGAAATCGACCCCTTTAGAAAGGACTGATTATTTTGGCAGAGTACACAAATGCGAATATTGTGAGCGTAGCCGCAGGCCAGAACGTTCCCTTGACCGAAACGGCGGTCAATAGCAAGCCCTGTATCGTGCATCGCCAGGGCGCGGGCATTGTCACGCTGCGCGGCCTCACCAATCAAAACCGCGCTCTGTTTCGGGTCTCCTTTGGCGGCAACATCGCTATTCCCACCGGAGGCACGGTTGAGGCCATCACGGCGGCGCTTGCCATCAACGGAGAGCCGCTGACCAGCGCAACAGCTATCGTCACGCCTGCGGCGGTAGAGAACTACTTTAACATTTATGTTTCCGCGCAGGTCTGCGTACCGAAAGGCTGCTGCCTGACGGTTGCAATGGAAAACACCAGCACTCAGGCCGTCAACTTCGCCAACAGCAATCTTACTATAGAGAGGATCGCATAAGAAACACGGTCAACCATTGCTATTTGCAAACATTTGATGTATAATTTGTTTTGTCCAAATACATTAAATGGAGGATTGCCGAATGAAACGCAAGAGTTATGTAGGCATTGATTTTTCTGGAAAAAAATTTGGGAGACTGCTGGTTGTTGGGAAGTCCGATTTCGGAAGAACAACATGGCACTGCAAATGTGATTGCGGAGCGCAAATAGATTTGCACGCAAGCAGGTTGCTTACAGGACAATTATCGTGCGGATGCCTTAGAGAAGAGTGCAAGGAGAAATTTGCAAAAGAAAACACAACTCACGACGGGAGTTATTCTCGTTTATATAAGATTTGGCAAGGGATGAGAAATAGATGCTATAAGGCATGGGACTCTTCTTATAAAAACTATGGCGCAAAAGGCATTACCGTATGCGACGATTGGAATAACTCGTTTGCATCATTCAGAGAATGGGCGGTTTCAAGCGGTTATGTTGAGGGCCTTGACAAGACGCATCAAAGCATTGACCGCATTGATGGAACAAAGGGGTATTCTCCTGATAATTGCAGATGGGCAACAGCCAAAGAGCAGCAAGATAACCGTGCAGTTACTACCTTTTATGATTATCACGGTAGAAAAATAACTGCATCGGAGTTTGCTGATAACAATGGGATTTATGACAAATCATTTGTATACCGAAGGGTGAAATGTGGAGTTTCACTTGACGAAATTTTGGAAGAATGGAACATAAAACACAATACACCATCCAATTTGCAGAAACTCTCTGATTATGCGGCAGAAGAAGGAATTAGCACTGTCGCAGCAGCCCGTCGGGTTAGATTGGGGCTTGTAAAAGGAAAGAGAGCGGGCAAGTATTGGTATGTCTTGAAAGGAGAATGGACATGAGCAAGAAAGCAATGTATGATCTGCGCAATATGCTGTGCGACGAACTCGACGAGCTGGCGCGTAAAGGCGACCTGGGCGCGGGCGACCTTGAGATCGCGCACAAGCTGACCGCCACCATCAAGAACATCGACAAGATCGAGATGATGGAAGATAACGGTTATTCTCGCGATGGAGACTATTCCCGCGACGGTGATTATTCTCGCGGCGGCGACTGGCAGGCCGATATGCGCGGCACTTACGGCAGGGGCAGCTCCTATGCTCGCCGCGGCACGCATTACGTCCGCGGGCACTACAGCCGCGCCGACGGCATGGAGCACCTGCGCGAGCAGATCAACGACATGATGCGCGAGACGGACGACGACCGTGTAAAGGAAGCGCTGCGTCGTGCCGCGAGCCTGATGGAGGAATAAAGGGGGTGCGTCCCCTTGATCGACGAAAACGAGGTCAATCTGTGGATATCGCGGCTTGAGACAGAGGAATCGAGCTGGCCCAATTACCAGAAGCTTGCGGCGCTGTACATCATCCAAAATCAAAACGCGCCCAAAGAACCGGAAAGGCCGATGTTGTATTCGGCAGCTCCTGCGCCGGTCAAGACCTATGTGTCTGAAACGGTAGGCAGCTACGGCGACAGCGATTTTTTGCAGGCCGTCTCCGCCATGTCTCCGGCAAGAGCGTGGGAGGTCATGGATGAGCTGATGGACAGCCTTAAAATCGTCAATGAACGCGTGTACAACAGCGTGATGCGGAAGCTCGAAAAATGAGAACACCCCCCGTCGTAAGACGGGGGGATTCTTTTGGGCATAATTTACCTTTTGGAACACCAAGGGCAAATATGCCTAACGGGGCGTTACAAAAAACGCGCCCTCGTCATCTGCGTCAATTCTCCGGATAAAGCGCGTCCAAAATTCTTTTTTCTCTTCCCGGGAGTAAGTGTCATACTCAGCAAGCCCGTTTCGGAGCGAATCAAGGTTTGTCTTCGGCTTTTCCTCTACCGCTTCAAGTGCTTTTTTCAAGCTCGCATACTCCCGCTTGTATTCGTCCAACTCGATCAAATCGTTAAGATAAAGCGTTTTCAACTTACCCATTTTCTTTCGGATCGCGTCCGCGCTTTGCGTGGGCTTTTTTTCTGCCTTTTTGTAATAGCGATTGTTTCGCTCGGCGATTCCTTCAAGCTCATGCAATAAATAATCTTCCAGCGCGTCTTCGCGGATCCTCTTTTTGTGCTGGCACGCGGAGTTGTCAAGCATTCTCGTCCTGCAACGATAGTAGGTATAAATCTGCTTTGCCGTTTCCGACTGCATCGTTTTCCCGCACTCTTTGCAATGCAACAGGCCGGAGAACAGATAAACACGATCGGTCTCAACTCCCGCGCAGCGCTGCGACCGCTGGCGGAGAATATCATTTACAATGTCAAAATCCTGCTTGCTTATTAGGGCGGGGCAAGCATTTTCAATACCGTACACCTCGCCGATATAAAGCCGGTTCCGAAAATAGTTTACATACTTGGTATACGCGCGGTCAATGCCCCACGTCTCGAGCATATACTTCTTTACGCCAAGCACGCTTTGCAGTCTAATATACGCCGCAAACATATCTCGCGCAGCGGCTACCGTGTCGTTATCAATCTGGTATTGCCTGTCCTTGATGATATACCCTAAAGGGGCTTTTGATCCTGCCGGTTGGCCTTTTGCCCGTTTGCCGTCGTTGATAAATTTGATTCGCTCGCTTGTGCGGTCGGCCTCGTCCTGCGCGACGGAAAGCATAATGTTGACCTTTAATCTCCCGGACGCGGTGCGCGTCTCGTAGTCCTCTTCCGTCGCTTGCCACGTCACGCCGTATTTGTCCAGCTGCGTCTGTACATCGTAGTACCCGGCAACGTTTCGAAACCAGCGATCGAGCTTGATAAACAAGATCGTGTCTACCTTCCCTGCTTTGCAATCGTCCAGCAGACGCAGAAGCGCAGGACGCTTTTTATACGGCTTTCGCGCGGATATGCCCGCGTCCTCATATATGCCCACCACGGTCATTTTATTCGCTTTGGCATACCTTGTCAGCGTGTCCCGCTGCTCTTGCAGGGACAAGCCGTGCCGCGCCTGCTCCTCGCTCGAGACGCGGATATACAATGCCGCTCTCATCAGAGCCCCCTCCAAAATCCGTAATCTACACAATGAAAATCAATGTACACGCACCACGCAGCGAGAAGAGCGATGATAACAAACATTACAGCAATCGCGCCGTTGCGGATATGGACACCGCGCCGCATGATCTCAATGGTATCGGCCTTTGCGTCAACATGGCGTTCCAGCTCATCGTTGCGCGCTTGCAAAGTTTCCTCGGTCGGCGTCAGGTGTTCGGAAATCCCGAACGCCTCATCAAGCGATATTCCAAGCGCTTTGCAGATCGGCGCAACGGTGTAGATCGACGGAGCTTTAGAAAACTTGGAAAAGAAGTTCTGCACGGTGGACAGCGGAACGCCGGAAACGTCGGAAATTTCCTGATAGGTCAGTTTCAATTCTTCTTTACGGATTCTACACACTTCTTGAATATTCATTTATGCCACCTTAATTTTTTCCGATTTTCGCGCCGCAAAGTCGCAAGATGAGGTCTTGTCGAGCCATGTCGAACGCTGTTTTATTGCAAGGCTTCGGCATTGAATTACCAAGCCAAAGTGGGCTACGGTAAAGACAAGCAGCGGCGACCGCTTCTCGCCGGCTGCAAAAAGGCCCCGCCGTTTGTTGCAGAGGGCGGCGGGGCCTTTAGTTACTTAATAGTCCAGGAATAACCGCAGTTTTGGCAGAGGCAAACCTTTTCGTTTTTAACGACAGTCTTTTCGTTCCCCTTGCTCTTTTTCCAAACAAGATTAGATATGCCGAGAGTGCAAAACGCAGTCAAGCCGCGGGCGGCATTGTTCAGATGCCCGCCAATTCCGTTTCCGTGTTTTTTCGTGTAGGTCGTAGCCTGCTGGATTTCAATCGTTACATTTTCGCTCCCGCAATTTGGACACATCATGAGAAACTTTCTCCCCTCTGTTATTATATTTTCGACTGCACAAAATGCAATAATCGACATATAGTAAAATAAAAAGTGATCCCGCGGCTGCGCGCCGCTCCACAATATTTCTTAATTGTTGCACAGCGCCGTGCAGCAAACGCCTGTTGTGGAAATAGATATGAATACCGAAAAGGAGGTCGAAGCATGGACACACAGGTGCAAGCGGCGGCGGCGCTTTATCTGCTCCTAACGCCGAAGCAGAAAGACGAAATGCTCGCGCTGATCGAGCGCATCCTCGCGGAGGAGGAGCAAAAAATAGCCTTAGAGCCAAATGGAGGGACGCAAGATGTTGTGTAACGACGCAAAATGTGATACAATAAAATATCAAGAAATGCTGGCAGAAGCCTTTGACCTGATACAAAAGTTATCCGACGAACAACTTCAAAAAATTATGGAGGCTCTAAAATGAAAATTTGGGCGATCAGTAAAGAAAAAGGTGCCGAGTATGAAATCGGCATGGAATGCGACGGCATGGATCGAGAGACCGCAATGACCGAGCTTTACCGAATGGCGCGAAACCTGTTTACCGGGGAACTTGAAGTGTTTTGGAAAGAGGGCGAAGCCGGAAAGGCCGCATTTTAACCGTTGGCTTTCCGCTTGCATTCGATCACGGCATTTAACTGCTTCAAGATCGCGTCACAATTTGGTTTGAACCGCTCTATCAATTCGCTGAGTTTGTCGACCTCGACCGCCATTTCCTCGGTTGCCTTTGCCCGATAAACGGCGACGGCATCGGTCGCATCATGGAAATCATTTGGAGACGGGTATTTTGCGTAAAGGGAAACGGCAGATACCATTTTGTCAAAATCGGCATCGCAGGCCGTTTCCTTTTCGTGCGCCCATATTGTTTGCAGCTTTTTGATTTCTGCCTTTGCCGCCTGTTTTGCAACGATCCATGCGACAATGCCGGAAATAGCAGCACAGCCGAGTGAAATGATGATTTCTTTCATTGGTTTTCCTCAAAAGCAGCGCGGCCCATTTTTATAAACCGCTCCAGCTTTTCCGGCGGTAATGACAACACAAACTGAATAGCGGCCTTCTGCAACTCCGTATAGCCCTCGCCCTCTGTGGCGGGGGCTTTTTTCACGCCCTCGGTCTTCGGATCGGGGGCTTTTTTTGCGCCTTTTTCCGGCAGCGCGGGAAGCTCGTCTCCATCCAGCTCGGCAAGCGTGATGCCGAAATGGTCGGCGATCTTCTTTTTGGTTTTTGGATATGGAATGCACTCTCCGGACTGCCAATTCAAAACGCCCTGGTTACTCGCACCAATTATTTTTGCAAACTTGTACGCGGTGTATCTCTTTTGCTCCATGCAGTAATTGAAGTTTTGAGTAAATGGCATAAATTCAATCCTCTATACTTGTGCAATCTGACGGTCAAGTCTTTATTGACAAATGCTCAAGTCTGGAGTATACTAAAAACCGTGGACAGGCAATAAGAGACCTGACCACCCCGGCAAATCGAGCTGGTGAGAAACATATAGTTGTCGCAAACTTAGAGTATCACCATTGCTCCAATTTGTCAATAGAATACTCTAATTTTGGAGGTGAAAAAATTGACCGAGACTGAAAAGCGCCTTGAGGACACGTTGCTCAATGCTATTGAGAAGTGGGCTGAACACGGCTGCGCGACCGCCGAAGGGATGCAGGCCCTTGCAGCAGCCGCGCAGGTGGTGGTGAATCTGGAACGTGGTTAGTTTTCCGACTTGGATAAAGCTAAGACGCGCTTATAGATTTCTTCGAAGAAATCAGCGACTTGCACTCCGTTTTCTTTGTTGGGGTGAATGGTAGAGTTTGACATTTTGGCGACAACGATTTCTTTTGCGATGTCAAGCGCGTAACGCTTAATAGGATCCATGAGATCACCTCCTTTCTGTACTCCATTTTACCACAGAGCGGAGGAGGTGAACAACAGCAATGAAAGGAGAGGATAAATTGAGTTTTCCTGAAAACCTTGCTCGGCTGCAAGCTGAGCGCGGCGAGACGAATTATCGTCTTGCAAAAGAAATCGACGTATCGCAGACGTCGATCAAAAACTGGAAAGAGAGCGTGTGCCACCCGCATCCGCGCCAAGTCAAGAAGCTGGCAAAGCACTACGGCGTTACCGTGGACGCGCTGCTAAAATCCAGCGATGGGCAGTAAAAAATGCCCCGCCCAATGTTGCAGCATCGAGCGGGGCGGGTGGGACAAATCTTACCACAAGATATTGTGTCCGTGCTTATTGTAGCACGGAAGAAAGGAAAAGGCAATGAGAAAAAAGCCAGAGTACAAGATTATCTGGGTCACGCCCCCTGACCCTGTAAAGCTGGGGACGATCATGGGCGAGATTTACGCACTCGGTCGCGGCCTTGAGTTTGTCGGCCTTGTGCCGAACGAGAAGAAGGGAGAAAAGGAATGAGCACACTGTTTATCTTTATCGGCATCGGCACCGTGACGCATTGGTTTATGCGGGCACTGGACAAGCTGGAGGGCAGGGCATGAGGCGCGACCGACGCACCCGCGAGCAGCGCAAGGCCGACGCTTCGGCGCGCATCGCCGCCGTCTGCCTGTTCCTCGCGGCGCTGCTGATCCTCTTTGCGGTGCTGACGGTCAAGACCACCGGGCAGCCGTACAAGGGCGAGCCGCCGGTCATCGAGGACAAGCTCTCCGGCGAGGACAAGCCCGCAGAAGGATGCGCGGTGCTCGACATCGGCGAACCGCTCGGCGAATTTAAGTTGACCGCTTATTGTCCGTGCATGAAGTGCTGCGGCAAGACGGACGGCATCACCTCGACCGGAACGCTGGCGACCGAGGGGCGCACGATCGCGGTTGACCCTCGCGTGATCCCTTACGGATCCTCTGTCACGATCTTCTTTGCCGACGGCACGAGCCATACATACACCGCCGAGGACTGCGGCGGCGCGATCAAGGAGAACCGCATCGACGTATTCTTTGCCGACCATCAGGCCGCGCGGGATTTTGGCGTCCAAACCGCTTATGTTTATATGGAGGAAAACAATGGATAATTTGAACGGCTACAAAGCCTTTGAACCCGGCATGATCTGCAAAGGGAAACAGTATCGGGAAAACACAGACTATGAAGAAGAGGGCGGAGAGATTTGCGAAAAAGGAATGATGCATTATTGCGTTAATCCTTTTGATGTGCTTAATTTTTACCCGCTTGTAAATGATAGCGGAAAAGTCAGCGACTTTGCAGCAGTCAAGGCGCTGGAAAAGCCGGTAGAAGGGGATAACGGGAAGTTTGCCACAAGAAAACTGCATATTGGCGTAAAGCTTGGCTTGCCCGGATTTGTCAAAGCTTGCATCGATTATCTCAAGGAAGAAACGATTGAAAAAGCGCCAAATTCTACCGGCAGCAGCGGCGACTACGCCCAGATCGGCAGCAGCGGCGACTACGCCCAGATCGGCAGCAGCGGCAACTCCGCCCAGATCGGCAGCAGCGGCGACTACG